TCGGTTCGGACGGATCGTGCTGCCACAGCATGGCGGGCATCGTGCCCGCGGCGCGGTGCTCGGCGAGCGAGGCCGCGAAGGCGCCGGCCTTGATGACGTCGTCATAGGTGTCCTTCGCGCCGAACACCGAGCCGTAGCCCTCCACGGTGCCATCGTCGGCGGCGCGCACGGTCAGACCGTAGGCGCGGCGCTCGCACCGCAGCCCGGAGTCCTTGGTCTCGGGGGGGCGCAGGCCGATGATGCGCGGGATCGGGGCGCGGCGGATCGGAAGCATGGCGACAGCCTTCTGCGGCGGGGCGATGGGTGCCCGGTCGGTGTTCGGTTTCTTCTGCAAGGCGACCCTCATGGCTTCAGCAGCAGCAGGTCATCACGGCCGCGCCGGCGCGGCGGCCGAGGACGGAGGTCGATCACTTCGTCGGCGAACGGTGCGCGGCGGCCACGAAGCCAGGACAGGCCGCCGGATGGGCCGTTCTGCGGCGGGGGCGGCTCAGCGTCGAACCGCGCCGCCGAGGCGAACATCATCAGCAGCGTCATGGTGCGCCCTCGTCAGGCGAAGAAGATGTCGCCCACCACATCGCCGACAGCCGTCGCGGTGGCGTCTGCATCCGCCGCGCCGGTTACGCAGGTGCGGCCGATGCCAGTGGCGAAGCCGAGACCCTGCGGCAGCGACCGGGAGGCAACGCCGTTCGGCGGGATCCCGATGGTCATCACCACACCAGCGCCAGCAGTCGGCACGCCGGCGGTGTTGTGCAGCTTCAGGAAGCGCCAGGATGCCGTGGTGTTGGCCAGGTGCCAGCCAAGCACGCGCCCGGCGCTGGCCTTGACGTTCAGCGCGTTGGTGGTCGCCGCAGCGACGAAGTGATGGATGCTCGCCGCGCCGGTCGCGTTCGCTCGGGCCTGCAAGCCGACATCGCCGATCGCGTTCGCCCCCGCCGCCAAAGCGCCGGTGCCGATGTTCGCGGTGACGGTTCCGCTCACCGGCTGCGTGCCGCTGATCTGCGCCGCAGGAATAGGCTCAGTAGCGTAGGAGGCCGGCTGGATGATCCATTCGGCCGCACCGGATGTGTGCGCCGTGGCGCGAACCCGAAACCAGTTCAGCCCGTTGACCGAGCACTCCCAGGCATAGGCCGGAGTCGCCGCCAGCGCACCCGTGGCCGTCTCGACCGTGTTGGCGTTGGACCGAACAGCCTGAATAGCGAACCAGTTGCCGTCCGTGCCATTGGTCGAATTCAGCGACCCCTCGAACGATCCGTTGTGGCCCGCCACCGCGGAAGGCACCCGCATCTGGACCATGACATTCGAGACGCGCGCGACATTCAGAGCGACTTGACCATTCACCGCGCTGATGGTGCCGGTCGTGGAGACGTAGGCCGCAGGCTGCGCAGCAACCTTCAGGCGCCCCGCCTCGTCCATCTTCAGGGTGGCATAGTCGCCATCCGCGCTGGTCGCCGCCAAATCGAGGTCGCGGCGCTGCGCCAGGATCACCATGCCGCGCTCGCCGCCTGGCGATGGTTCGTCCTCCACCGCCGTCGCCGCAGCCAGCGTGGCCAAGTCGGCAGCGGTCACCGGCAGCGGGTCGGCGGCCGAGACGTCGAGCGCAGTGCCGTCCGGGCCGAACGTCATCTTCACGCGCTGATAAAGCAGCCCGCCGATGCGGTCGGCGGCGCCGAGTTCGCCCCCCGCGCCGGGCGTGTATGCGAAACTGTCGCTCATTCGCCGCGCTCGTAGGTTGTCACGGTGCGCACGATGTCCTCGCCCTTACGCTCGACCGTCTGCACCGCCCGCGTCGGGTGGCTATCCACGACGGTCACTCCGGCCGGCTGCACATCGACCTTCACCGCCGGCGCCTCGACCTGCACATGCACCACCGGCGCCGGCTGCTCAGGCAGGTTCACCGTGATAGGCATCGCGTCTCCAACCGCCTTGATGTGCCCCAGATGCGCATCGGCAATCCGCCTGAACGCCGCGTCGATCTCCGACGTCCGCAGCTCCACCACCGCGCCCGGCGCCTGGCGGGCGGCCAGTTCCGCCAAGCGCGCCTCAAGGCTCGCCAGCACCGCCAGCATGCGCCGCTCAGCGCTGCGGCCGCGCACCTGGCGCGCGCGATCCGACGTCGGCCGATTCTCCTCAGGTTCGTCCTCGGGCCCGTCACCCGCGGGCGAACCGCCCATGTTCATAGGCGTCAGCGGCTCGTCGAGACCCGGAAGCGGATCTCGCCCTTCCTCGTCACGCAGCTCATTGCGCGTGTAGATCCCGAGCTCCGCCATGGTGCGCGCCCAGACCGCCCGGTCCTTCATGGAGCCCGCCAGCAGGTAGCGCGTGTCGAACTCGACCCAGAGCGGGCCGGCGCCGTCGAGCACGAATTCGTCCAGCCGCTGCGCCCACATGCGGTGCCAAGTCGTCAGCGTCTGCTTCGTGTGCGCAGCGAAGAAGGCCTCAGAACTGGCGAAGGTGCTCGTCTTGTCGGAGTGCCCCACCATGATCGGGAACACGCCGAACGCCCGGCAGACTTCCTCCACCTGAAGACGACGGGTCTCGACGTGCTGCGCATCCACCCCAGTCATCGCCACAGGGAAGTACTTCAGCCCGCCGTCCAGCACCGCCACGCCGTTGCGCGCCGTCCGGCTGAAGGCACCCCACATTTCCTTCAGCCGCGTCACCACGGCGGCGTCGAGCTTCTGCTCAGTGCTCAGGATGCCGCCCGGTCGGCCGCCGTTCTCGTGCAGCTTGGCCTGGCTTGTCTCCGCGGCCATGGACAGGCCGATCGCCGAGGCTGCCAGCCGGACCGCATTCAGCCCGCGCCAGAACTCCCATTGCAGGTTCGGCAGATGCAGCACCTGGTCTTCGGTGAAGGTGCCGACCTCCCCGAACTCGTCGTGCACGCGGAACACGACCTGGTATCGGCCCGTGCGCTCGATCTGGTAGCTGCCCGGCTTTACCGGGATCAGCTCGCGCACCCTGTTGCCCGCCATGACCTTCACCGCAAGCGCATTGCCAGTGAGGGCCGCGTGCAGCGTCATGGTCCGGCGGAATTCCAGGCTGGTCTGCCACTCATTCGGCCGCCGGTTCAGCAGCCGGTACTCCGGGATGTTGCGCGCCAGCTCGCGCCGGCCGTCCTTGCCCTCGCGGTAGACGTGCAGCTCAGGCGTGCCGCACCCGTCCGCAATCACCTTCACGCACGCGAGCACCGTCGCGACCTGCAGCGCCGCCGTCGCAGTCACCTGTTGCCCGCCGATCGAGGTCCCATAGGTCTCGTCGATCCGCGCCATCACTTCTTCGAACGACCGAGGGACGATGGGGGTGGATCGCACCGATAGCCACGCCAGCGCGCCCCGGAAGCGGGAGATCAGGCTCATGACAGGATCGCCAGCTCCGAGGTTGCGATGTACGAACCACCGTTGGGCGGGGACGGGTTGCGGCTCATCAGGTCCACGGCGTTCAGCGCCGCCATCAGCGGGTCGATCTTTGCGCTGCCGCTGGTCTGCTTCGTGATCGTCAGGGCGTTGCCCTTCGGCTCGGCCTTCGCATTGCCGATGCACCAGGCGCCCATGGGCTGGTCGGCGTGGCGCAGCGTGCCGTCCGCCAGCTTCCGGCCGAAGGTCTTGATGGCACCGTTCAGTCGCCACCCCTGCGAGATGCCCACCACGCGGTCTCCCTCGATGCCCTTCTCCGCCAAGGCGTCGACGATGGCGCCGACGCCGGCTGGGTCCAGGCCCACCGCTGCCAGGAGCCCCGCCGCGTCGATCCGCGCGATGGCCTCGACCACCTCGGCCACGTCATCTCCGATTCGATCGACGATGCGCAGGTCTCCATCACCCGCGAAGTCCAGCAGCCGTGGCGCTTCTTCCTTCCGTCGCTGCAACACGATGGGGTGCGCCCAGGCCTTCAGCACCAGCAGCCAGTTCCGCGTGACTTTCTCCCGCCCAAGCAGCGCCAGGCCGAGCAGGTCATCCAGCCCGCCGCCATCTACGCCGACGCACACCACGTCGCAGCGGTCGAGCAACGATTCGAGTGTCAAATCCTGCTCGGCCTGGCGCTCCCAGAATTCGGCGCCGGGCATGGCGTCGGTCATCAGCGCGACGCCGACCTCCACATTCAGATGCTGCGACGCCCAGACCCGGACTTCGTCGTCGCTCAGGTCCTTGGCGGTCTGGAACCCCTGCACCAGGCGATCGACGGTGATCGACCGGCCCAGGTTCGGCGTCACCATCGGCCAGTTCTTCGGGTCGGTCCACGCCGATCGGTCGCGCTGCATCGCCTCCGGAAACTCGTACAGCACCGGCAGCATGTCGCCCGTCATGCGGCCATCGCGGATCGCGCGGGCACGGCGCAGCTCGGTACGGAACACGCCGGAGGGCGCCTCCTCGCTCTGCGTGGTGATGAAGGCCATGAAGGCCTCCGGCGTCGCCATCATGCCGCCGCGCAGCTGGCGGAGCGCGCTCGCGGCCTTCGCCATCTTCGCCACGACATGCAGTTCGTCGATCAGGATCCCGGCCGGCTTCTGACCGGTCAGCACGCTCGGGTCGAAGGTCATGATCTCGAGCTCGGCGCCGGTCTGCCGGTGCTGGATCTTCTTCAGGTGCTCGCGGATGTGCAGCTTCGCCGAGAGCACCGGGTCCAGCTCGATCGCGCCCTTCACCTGGCTGAAGGACAGGTCGGTGATGTCCTGCGTTGGCCCGGTGCAGATGAACTTCGCCCGCGGCCGCAGGTTCAGCAGCAGTGCGGGCAGCATCATCAGCCCGCCATAGGTGGTCTTCGAGTTCTTCTTCGGTACCAGGCAGAACAGCTCGCGGATGTGGCGGATCCCGGTGGTGCGGTCATAGGACCCGAACAGCGCGCGGATGATGTCGCGGAACCACTCGCCCGAGGCCTCCGCCAGCGTCGGGTTGCCGGCCACATCGGCCAGGCGGAGCTTGTTGAACACCGCCACCGCGCGTTCGGCCTGCACCTGGTCGAGCGGCAGCGGCGGCACCAGGGATCGGCCATCGCGCAGCCGGTCTTCCCAGTCCGGCAGGGCGAGCGACCAGGCCATCGGCAGTCCTTCAGTTCGGCAGCAGGTTGTCCCAGTCGGTCCCCTGGTGCGCTGTCAGGGCGGCGAGCTGCGCCTGTTCCTTCTTGCCGAGAGGCTCGGTCTTCGGCGGCGGCGCGTCCTCGAGCGCCGAGGGCCGCGACAGCCAGGCCTTCTGCGCAGCGACGTTGCCGTCCTCGACCGCGGCCTTGAACTGCGCCTCGATCACCATGGCGGTCTTCTTCGACCGGCCGGCGTCGAGCTCGGTGGCGTAGCGGTCGCGCAGCACCGGCTCGCTGATGCCCAGCGCGGCGGCGATCTGCCACTGCATCATCCCGCCGGCGATCAGGATCTCGACACGCTCCCGCGTCTCGTCGGTCGGCACATGCTCCGGCCGCCCGGCGCGGCTCGAGCCCTTGCGCTTCGTGTCGTCAGAACCCGCGAAAGGAAAACTTATCTGCGGGCGCTCGACCTTGAGCTCAGCGGCGTAGTGCGCGCGAAGCGTCGGGATCGAGAGGCCGATCGCCACCGCGATCTCCTTCAGCGTCTTCCCCTCGCGCACCAGGCCATCGACCTGCGCGCGCGTGGCGTCTGTCGGCTGGTGCGCCGGTCGCCCAGGCGGCCTGCGTTCCATTTCTTCCTCTCCGGCGGATTACTCGCCCCCGGAAAAAAGCTCCGCGTGCGGGGGACTGCGGTCCCGGCCGGGGGCAGGCCCAGACATCTGACCGCCCCCCGCCTCAGCGTCGCACGCCCCAGGCCACGCCTGGCGCGCGGTGCGCGCCATGTGGCAGGGACGGCACAGCGGGCGAAGGTTGCTGACCTCGAGGCGCAACGGATCGTCCAGGCCCGTGAAGGGCGCGATGTGGTCGACCTCGGTTGCTGCAGTCACGCGGGCTTCGGCTGCGCAGAACCGGCACAGCGGCTCCGCCGCCAGCACGGCCACCCGGACGCGGCGCCAGTCAGCGCCGTAGCCCCGTGCCGTGCTGCTTCGCCCATCCTGGCGAACGAAGCCCGTGCCTGCCGTCGTCGAGGGCGCAGCGATGCGAGGTGGGATGGTGGCCAGCCGCGAAGGGAGCGACCTCAGCTTGCCCATCACATCACCGCCCCCAGAAACGCAAAGCGCCCGGCGGAAGGATCCGACCGGGCGCGATTCGCAACACTGGTACTTCTTGCGT